TCCCACCTCGAACGCACACAGGCTTCCTCCTCTGCTGGCGTCATTTCGCACCGTCCTTCGCAGCTTCCCGCTTGTAGTCTTCCATCGCTGAGCGAACCATGACTGAGATAGTCGCCTGATCCGCTGGGCTAAACTTGCTCTTTTCGAGACGCACAAGAAAGTATTTTCCTACGCCATGCAGAATAGACTCAACTTGGTCTGCACTGGGCTTTGGGTATCCACCACCCGTTACAAGGCCGAATGGAACCGTCTCAACCGGATGCACAACGTGGGAATCAGAAGGTAATCCAAATGGTCCTGCTGCCGGATCATCCCCGTGCAGGCAAGTCATAGCCGTCGTCGAAGTCCATCGGCAGGCTGGGTCAAAACAGGTATTGGTGTTGCACCCATCTCCGGATGGACTCGACTCTCCCGTGCGATCATGCAAGCACCTACCGTCAATCGATAGATACTCGCCCTTGGGACACGCGGGATTCACACCTTCAACCTGCTGAGATAGCGCGGGCTTGACGGTCTTCTGCTGTGCCCCGCACACGCTGGCAACCACGGCCAGCACGATAACTGCTATAAACTGTTTCATTGGTGATCCTCCGCGTCGAACTGCGCGACAATCCTGCACAATTCAGGCAATGGTCCAACGCCGTGATATGGCACAATCGGCGTGCTATTATACAAAGCCTCTATAGCTCCACGCAGCGCATCCACCAGCAGCTTCTCGCGGGCCTTGACAGACTCAAGAGACACACCGTAAGGCATACTTCCTTCAAGTGGCGGCAACTCAGGCATGGTGTTCCTCCATCCTTTTACGGTTACAGCAGCATCCGGGAGAACCTACTGGAAGGTACGAACTACAACTGCAATGTCCTTCGTGTGGGTAGGTTGTACGCTCCTCTTTCCCTGCACTACGGGAAGCGATGAGCCAGCCTAATGCTTGTTCCATCGCGTTCTCGGATTGCTTTCTACCACAATGGTTGCGAAGTGCGTTGTCAAATGTCGCCAAAGAAGATATTTCTTCGACACTCGTAACTGGATCGCTAAGCCTCTCCACCTGTGCCTTCAGTTTGGCGTTCTCAATCACAGCCGGATGCTTCGGGCAGTCGGCAGAGTGCGTCTTCAGTGCCTCCATTGTTTCCATCGGATCACCGCAGAACACACAAGACAGTGTGCGGGCCTTTAGCTTGGCGTTCTCCTGCATAAGCGCGGTGTTGTCGGCATCGTACTTGTCGAGCAGGGCACGCTGGTTGGCAATCGTCAGCGCGTCCTCCAGCGATACCATGCCGTCTGCTGGCTTGGCCGCAACCACCGGACCCTGCTTGGCTAGGAAAGTGTTAATCGCCCCCCGTAAGTCATTCTCGCACCGGTATATTTTCCACGCCTCTTTCCATTGCTCTCGCGTCAACTGCGGAACAGTGGCGAAGATGGACAGGATGCGGTCAATGGTTGAAATCGACAAATCCAAACCTGTCGCGGATCTCACTTCGCGGTACTTCTCTTGCGGATAGTTCATTGCTTCTCCTCCTCTGTGATTCGTGCGTTTGACCCGTAGAATCCCCGCGTAGGCCGCGATAGAGGTTCGCCCTCTCCACTGGCCGGTACATCCATGCCTCGTGATATTGCTCTATCGTCAACTTCGGCACCATGGAAGAGTCACTCTAGGATGGGAGGAGGCTGCACAACAGGCAACGCGGGCTCCGTCTTCTGTTGCGCCCTGCACACGTCGGCAATCACGACCAGCACGATAACCGTGACCCCACATTTTGCGCATTCAGACATTACCATTCTCCTGTTTTTCCCAATTCTCCAGGCTCTCTGTAACCGCCAAGTTGACCAGACCGGACCGGCTAAGGCCGCGTTTGCGGGCTCGGGTGTCAATTCTGGTCAGGATGTCTGCCGCAAAACTCACACAGACCGTCTTCTTGGCAGAGCAGTGAGGGGCTTTGCGGGATTTTTTCGATGAGCTATCCAGGTCAATGTTCACAAACCAACACTAGCCGGTTTTGAATAAGAAGTAAAGAAAAATAATCATTTCTATATTTTTCTTATTGACATTTTCTGTTTTTCGGTTATTCTAAGGTCAGTTCAGGAGGTTCGCCATGAACGCAGTTGCCGAGCAAATGTCGCTGTTCACCGCCCCACAGGTTGGGCGTGTGGCCGTTGCGCCGGAACCTGAGCGTACCCAGGTAACCTTTGCGGAGATGGCCTACACTTGGGTCCAGAAGCGCAAGGGTGCGCGGGGTGAGAGAGTCTGCCAGCACTGCCACCAGCCCGAGTCGGACCTTGGCAACCTGAGTGACGGTGAGCCGTGTGTGATTGACGAGATGACCGGCTACTGCTCGGCTCCGCATTGCCTGGCTGCGGCGGCGCGCACCTTCAAAGGTAAACTGGATATTGGGGGCCGCCGTGCTGCTAGTTTATGACGAGGTCAAGTCTCTTGAAACGCTTAGATCCTATGAATTACTTGATGCGATATATTGTCAGCAGTGCGTCGAAAGGCCTCCATGGGCCGTGATTGCTCAGTTGCTTGACGACGAGCGGCTACCTGAAGGAAGCTTCCCGTTGGTTGATGACGGTCTGGAGATTCTGTAGGTGAAAACTCTTCTGAAAATATGGAACAGAACTCAATGCCTGCTCGGAAATCATAAGTGGGTTTGGGGGCGCGCTACCAAAGACCAGGGGTATTTTGTGGAGCAGAACGTAATATGCTCCAGATGTGGATGTTTTGGGTTCGCCTATCTTCGGAAACTCAGCGGACTGCATTTCGATCTTATCGTTGAAAAGACAGGATTAACTGCCAAGAAGGTAAGGAGGAAACATTGAAGAGCACCATCAACTATGAGCCGCGCGGAGACAGAGTAGTCGTCCGCAGGTTGGAACGTCCGGCGCCAAAGCCGGGCGAGGTTATCGTTCCAGGGTCAATGCAAAAACAGCTTGACGAGGGTATCGTCGTGGCTGTCGGGCCGGGGTTGCGCAACCGTCTGACGTGGCAGATTGATCCGGTTGACCTTGAACCGGGTGACCATGTTTGCTTTGGTGACTTTGCTGGATCTGAAATTAAGGTCGACGGCGAGGACTTTCTGTCGATGCGTGATGAAGAGATCCACGGGCGTAGGCCAGTCGGCCCTCCGAAAGATCCTCTTCCAACGGCGCTCATGTAACCAAGTTTGCGCGGGCAACCGTTCTGTAAAGTCTGGACGCTTCGGCGGGTTCTGTGGGCGATTAAGGACTACGGACCCACGCAATTAAGTAACCAAGTTTGCGCGGCGGCGTGAATTGACACGCAAGGAACCCGAAGGACCTCCCTGATGCCAAACGGTAGGCCGGTGCCGGATCTGAGAGCGGCGAAAAAACTGACCTATTCGGGATTGTCGCTTAAAGCAAACCTTCGGCAGGTTGCCGGAATCAAGTCTGGCCCGCGCAATTTATCAACGCAGTTCAACCGAAAGCGAGGAGAAAATGGAACAAGGTTACGCGTGTGATCAGCCGCAAACTGGTCTTATATCGGAAAAAAAGGCTTCACAGTATGTGCCTCCAACGCAACGTCAAAAGCTTCACCAGAAGAAAAACATACTCGAAGCTGAACTTATGAGAGTGGATGCTGCGATTGCCGCACTCGACGCTCATCCAGACCTCGAAGAGTTTACCAAAACACTCGAAGCGGCTCTTCGCTAGGTTTGCGCGGCCGCTCAAAATACCGAGGTCGCCGTCAACACGATGCGGGGTACAGAGTCATCATGTCCGCCTGCCGCGCAATTCATCAACCACCTCAACCACAGGAGAAAAACATGAAGCACATCTCACTTGTTGCACTTCTGATTTTCAGCGCGGCAATGGCCAGCGCCCAGATTCAGACCAACGTCAAACATGCGCTTGTGGCACCGGCCGCAGAAAAACCCAGCCAGCCCGCCGGAGTTGTCAAGCCCGCCTTGCCGCCAAGCGATAAATCTGCGGCGCCCGTTGTGCCAGATGCGCTCAAGTACCGCATCCTGAAGGCGAAGGCTGCAGCGGCCGATGCCCAGCTCGAACTTGAGCACTCGAAGGTCTACAGAGACTTCTATGGTTCTGCGGAGCAGCAGAAGTCACAGGCGCTAGGCAACGCCTTCTCTTTGATTGTTCAGGAGCTGCAGAAGTTCTGCGGAACCGATTACCAGATCAGCATGAGCGCCCAAGGTGACCCGGAATGTGTTGCTCGCCCCAAAGCACCGCAGCCACCCGCCGTAAAACCAGATAAGAAATAGGCGTCAAGTGGCGCGGATAGGAAAATGCAATGGAAGAAACAGAGAAGAAATACTTCTATGTTCATGTTGAAAATCCAGAAGATGCAGCGCGGGTCGAAGGCCGGGAAGACCTGGTTGAGTTTTTAAGCACGAACACGATGGGGGAGTGGATTGCTTCGGATGCTGCACAAGATGAAATGAATGATGCTGGAAGTGATCTGAATGATCCGGCATGTTGGCCGAGAATGTATCTACTGTTCGCCCCTGACAAGACATACATTGGCTGTTTCTCGGTCGAGATGGAATACAACCCGGATTTCTATTCTTCCGAAGTGCTCTCGTAGTCACTGTTATAAAAGCATGATGGCACCAAACAAACCAAATTTGAAAGGCATGTATGTCCAAACAAACACTTTCTGGAGACAAGGCGCGCGCGGCACTGCTGCGCGGCGTCGATTCCGTTGTCGATCCCGTAAAGGTCACTCTCGGCCCACGTGGGCGCAACGTTATGTTGGACCGTCCAGGGCAGCCCCTGGCCACCCGCGACGGCGTAACCGTGGCGAAGGAAGTATCAGACCTTCCCGACCCGTTTGAGAACATGGGCGCGGCCTATGCGCGTGAGGTTGCCGACGCTGCGGTGACTGAGGCCGGGGACGGTACAACCACCGCCTCTGTAATCCTTCAGGCAATCGTCACCGAAGGCATGAAACTCGTTTCCGCCGGAGCTGAGCCGCTACTGCTGGCTGATGGTATCCAGGCGGCGGCCGACGCTTGCGCCGCGACCATCAAAGCGTTGGCCATCAAGGCCACACCGGTGCTGGTCAAGCAGGTTGCCATCATCTCCACCCATGGGGATGTGGAGCTGGGTTCACTTATTGCTGAGGCTACGCTGAAGGTCGGCGAGCGGGGCGTGGTGGAGCTAAACGAGAGCCGCGACCACACAACCACTGTCGAATACCTCGAGGGCTTTTACTTCGAGCGGGGATGGCGCGGCGCGAACGGAGCGAATCAGTTCTTTGTGAATGACCTCACCAGTCAGCGGTGCGTGCTGGACAATCCGTATATTCTTCTTTCAGAGCGCGTCATCGTCGGCGGGCAGAACATCGCAGGCGATCATATCTTCAAGATTCTTCAGGCATGCATCATGGCTCGTCGACCGCTGTTGATTGTGGCTGAGGATCTGACGGGTGACGCCCTGAATCTCTTTGCCGCCCAGGTAGCCGGTGGAACCATCCCTGGCGGGTGCTTCGTCAAGCTGCCAGGCTACGGAGAATCGCGCACGGCCGCGCTGCTTGACCTCCAGATTGCGATCGGTGCCAAGCGTGTCCACTCGCAGACTTCGACGCGGGTTGACGACCAGCTCTCCAGCTTCACGCTTGACGATCTCGGAAGTTGCAAACAGGCCATCATCTCGCCGACACGAACCGTGCTGGTTGAGGGTGGTTTCGACGAAGAGAAGAAGAATGAGCGTATCCGCCAGTTGATTCAGCAGTCGACGGACGCGACAAACCCCTACGACAAGGAGCAGCTTGACCATCGCATCGCCCGGCTGACTGGCGGTGTGGCGGTGCTGCGCGTGGGGGCATACTCTGAGCCCGCCATGATTGAGAAGAAGGCCCGCGCTGAGGATGCGGTTCATGCTTGCCGTGGTGCGCTTGAGGCCGGTGTCGTGCCGGGAGGCGGCGTGGCGCTGCTGCGCGCGTCAAAACACAACTCGCCATTATTGGAGAAATTCCCTGAAAACGGAACCCGCCAAGGCGCGCAAATACTACTGAACGCAATCCGCGAACCTGCAACTCAGATCGTCCGCAATGCTGGGCGAAAAGATGCAGCGGAGATCGTAAGCGCCATCTTGCGCCAACCTGATTCACATGGCTATGATGCAGCCCACGGAACCTTCGGGGATATGTACGCGGCGGGCGTCGTTGATCCTGCCAAGGTTGCTCTGATTGCGCTGGAAAAGTCCGCTTCCATTGGTGCGTTGTTGCTCACCACGGAAGTGCTCGTCAGTGACATTCCTGAGCCAAAACAGGCGGCTCCATCCAACATCCCAGCTATCTACCGGGGGTAGTTCAGTGCGATTCTTACGGCTCTTGGCGTCGTTTTTGCTTATGATCTACGGAATGTATGTGCTCGAACCAAGGGCGCATGGTCCGCAGTTGTATCTAGGGACGGCGCTCATGTGTTTCGCGTATATTCTTGTTAACCAACCAAAGAAATGAGGCGTTACAATGTCTTCCGTGCCAAAAGCTGATCTTATCTCTATCTGCCGCGGAGCCGCTATGGAACTCTTTCAAAGCGCTCTCACACAAGTCAACAACAACATCAAAGATCCCAACACTAGCGCGGATAAAAAGCGCAAGATTGTCTTGTCTTTTGAGTTTGCGCCTTACATTGACCGTTCCGGTGGAAATGTAACAGTGAAGGTCGAAACCAAGCTCTCCAGCCACCAGGGAGTTGACGGGTCGTTTTATCTTCGCAAGACCGGAGCCATCGTCGAGGCGTTCACTCAAGATGACCGCCAGATGGGGATATTTGACGGCGAGGGTGAAGCTGAGTCCGTCGAAGATGCTGCCGAAGTCAAGTAACTCGTTTGACATCGCACCAACAACCGTCTGTATCTACAGACAGAATGAGAGTTTGTAATGGATGCACAGACAATTCAAAAGATTGTAGACTTGGGAGCAGCCACAGAGCACCCAATTAATAGCCTTACTTACACAGACAAGCATCTTTCGCTTGTCAAACCTCCAGTGGCCGAGGCCTTCAGCGTCGGCACGTTGGATGGATTTGTAAACATGCTCGAAGCTGGGATCGACAGCTTCGACGCAAAAGATTTTGTGATCCATGTTGTGGACCATGAAGAAGTTAGGCTTTCCAAGCGCGAGGCAGATGTATACGGAGATCGGATTGCAGCGCTTGTCGCCAAGCCTACGGAAGGGATTACTGCCTTTCCTTATTTCAATGCCTGGGGAGGGCAGGAAGACTTTATCATCGGCCTTCAGTCACACTTCCAGGACTCTGAAGACCTCAAGAAGCTTCTTGATCTTGCCAGCCACATCGATCTGAAGGAGTCGGTGAAACTTGCAGACACGGGAGTGAGTCAGGAAGTAACAGCGCAGAAGGGCGTTGCGTTCAGGGAGCAAGTTGAAGTCAAGGCGCGCCTCAGTCTGAAGCCGTTCCGCACCTTCCGTGAACTTGACCAGCCGGCAAGTGACTTTATCTTCCGAGTCAAGAACGGCGGAGGTTTTGCCCTTTTCGAAGCTGATGGTGGTGCGTGGAAGATTGCGGCCATCAATGCCATTGCGACCTGGCTGAAGAATAGATTGCACACCTCCGAGGTCGAGCAGTTGGACACCCTACCTATCATCAGCTAACCACCGGGAGAAACAAATTGAGACCGAAAAAGGTTCTGCTGTGCGTCTCTTCAGACGCACAGCAGCTTTCCGTTTTATCTTTTATGCTGTCCACTAACGGCTACAAGGTTGAAGCGTGTGACTCGTCAGCCAAGGCGCTTCTGTTTGCGCAAATGCATGATTTTCGTGTGCTGATTACTAGTCAAAAACTCGACAGCTTGACTGGGGATGACCTGGCGCGACTCATTAACCCATTGTCCCCCTGGTCGCGTGCAATAATCATCTGCAAGCCTGGGGAGATACCAGACGATCATTTCACGGACGAATGGATGGTTGAACCGTGCATAACAAGTGAGCTTTTAGAACATGTGCATTTTATGTGTAAGCGAAAGTGCGGACCTCACAAGAAGCTATCTCTTGCCGGGAGCGTTCAAGTTCCGGCCTAACCTGATGCCCTTTCCTTTTTTTCGCTCATCCGCCAGAATAGCCTGCTCACGGTTCCAGGCTATTCTGGCCAGAGTGGTTTCATCCACACCATCTTTGCGCTTTTCTTCGATCTCCTGCTGCAGTGCGGTCCGCGCCGGCATCTCGCTATTCTGGCGCCACGTATTCCAGGCATAAGAAGTCTCATCGTAACTATCGTCCTCCCATGCGCCATGGATCTTCTTGATCGCCTTTCGGTCATCCACGATTCGGCTACTGATCGCCCTGTATGTCAGCGGCAGATCGGAAGAGTCGCGGGTCAAGGTCAAGGCGCTGCTCGATAGCCCGTTGTAAAGCACTTGGGCGTTTCCCTCTGGATCGTGCGCGGCCTTCATTGAAGCCACTCCGTGCGCGCTAAACACATCCGACATTACGTCGTAGATGCTTTGACCTGTGCCGCGATGTTGGTCCATCGCCTCATCCATCACACAGAAGCTCATCCGGGGCGGCTCCGGGTCGCGCGTCTTCAGCTTCTTCAGCCAGTTCGTTTGTGGCTTCTGGAACGGGTAGTCTGTGGCGTCGAAGCCATTCTTGCAGATGTTGAGTGCAAACTTCTTTGCCGGCATCTTGCGCTCGATGCGCTCACGCGTCTTGAATACTCGGCCGTTTGGCGCCACTGCGTACAAACCCCCAGCAGCGGCCGAGTTGCCGTAGCCATAGTCGATGGCCATGTAGTGCTGCCACCACCAAGAGTCTCCGATCGAGGCGTACGGAACAACGTCGTCCGGGCGCATAAAGTCGAAATACAGGCCTGCGGCGTTGCACCAGCACCCATACAGGAGCTGCTGCTGAAGGGCTTTCGACTGACTCATCAGGCCGGTCAGCTTCTCGCGGCCATAGAAGGGGTTGTCGGCGAGGAAGAACGGAATGAAGGATGTGGTCTTGTAGACCGGGGAGTCGTCCGTCCAGCACGCGCCGCGGTAGATGCGGCCGGGGTAGACGCTGGTCTCGTAGGGACGGTCGTCGGCGTAGGTGGCCGGGCTGTGAATTGGGCAGCGGTTGCGCAGAAAAACTTTCATCTGCCATCCATGGCCGATGCCGCCAGGGTTACTCGTGAAGCGGCCGCGGACAAATAGCCCGGAGTCGATTGGGGCCGCCAGCCAGCCGATCATAAACTTGATGCGGTGCTCCGGGTGCTGACCGGTCTCGTCGATTCCGAGGTAGCTGTACGGGTTTCCCTGGTAACGGTCCAGATCCTTGTCTTTGGCCAGATAGCCGGGCCGGATCGTGGCGCCGCTCGGAAACAGCCAATGCTTGAACCGGCTGACCCATCGGCCGCAATAGGGACGAGGCTCGTACATCTTCTGCTGAATGTCTTCCAGCTCCTGCATCTCCTGAAAGCTGCGACGAATCAGCAGAGCCCGCAGTCGGGGGTTTTTGTACTCCTGAACTGCATCTGCTGCAAGGACTTGGGTTTTTCCGCCACCTGACGCGCCTCCGCCCATCAACAATTCAGCGCGTGAATTGAGAAAGGCCTGCTGGCCGGCGTTGGCAGGCCACCAGACCGGATCTGAACCTTCTGGAGGAAGCTCAAGCGGTGGAAACCACTTGCCCATGGACGGAATTGAAATAGGGCTGGCGCTCATCCCAGATCCACCGTGATGACTTTGTTGTGGGAAGTCTGAACGGGGGCAGCAAGGACTTCAAGCGACTCACCAATTGCTGGCAGGACGACGTCCTTGGAAGCGTCAGGGTTCTTCTCTGGAACTAAGTCAAAAACTTGATTATTGTCGGCTGGTCTTTCAATGGGTTCATCGGCTGGCTTCTCGGCGCGTAGCCGGGCAAAGACGGCCGTGTAGATTCCAGGGTTTCTACTCGTTGTATTCTCGTTGTCTCCGGGGGCGACACGGCGGGTGTTGCCCTGCTCTAGAATGCCCTTGATAACGAATGCGGCTTGGATGGCGGCCAGCTTCTGTTGCGGATGTATATTTTGATCGAGTCCGACTGCCATGCGCATCAACTGATCTTCGAGAACCGTCTCGTCAATCCGTTGCAGCGGGGCGCTGACCACGGCGGCCAGCTCATTCTGCGCGGCCTTCTTTTCTTCTTCTGCCTTGCGTGCGTCCTGCTCGATCTTCGCCGTGACCTGAAGAACCGCATCACCCACCAGCTCCTGGCGGCGCTGCTCATCCCAGACTGGCTGCATCTGGCGCTTAATATCGTCTTGAACCCGCTTCTTGGCCAGAAAGAGTTTTGCTGTTCCCACCTTCAGCTTTGCCCGGCGCTCCGCATACGCAATCTTTTCCTCGACCGCACCCTCTTTTACGTAGAAGCGGACGAATCGCTTCTCGTCAGTGGTCAGGCTGCTGGTCCCCCTTTTCTGAGTGGTCTTACTGGGCATTGCGGGCGCTCCGGGCGGTGCGGCTACTGTCCTATCTTATCAAAGCTATTGTGGACCAACCATGATTCCCTTGTCTTTAAGCCGCGCTTCCAGTTCGTTCATGGCATCGATCCCCTTGTCCTTAGCAGTGGCTTCGAGTGAGCGCGAGGCTTTTTCTGTGATTACGTCCTTCAGTTCCGCCCTCTCTCCCGCGCCTGCCTTGTTCCAGATCGACATCGCGTCATCCATACTGAGGTGTGAAACGTCGTATTGGAACTCGGTCATTCCGGCCCGACGAATGATTGTTGAGGCGGCACGCGAACTCATCTTTCCATTGGCAACCTTGTCGCGTATGTCGTCCACCATCTTCTGTGCTGGTTCTGGCCATGCGCTCGGGTTTTCTCCGATTGCACCAGCGTCCCGCAGTTTCTTGACCTCCTGAACATTGGCGCGGGCTTCGTCCATCTTTTCTTCGGTTCCAGGACGATCAGGAATATCACTCAGCCGCAGCTTGTGCGCTTCCTGCTCGAGTGGTGAGCGATAATTTCCAAGCTGAAGACCGGCGCTTGTAAAGAGGGAATCGACCCAGCCTTCGTCAGAGGTGGTGAAGAGCTTTTGGACTTGGATGGGAGCCATCTGTTTCAAGTAATTTTTGGCAAAGTTCATCTTGCTTTCCTGACGGCCAAAGTTGTCGCGGCCGGTCAAGAACTCAATCGCCGGGCGCAGCGTTGCGGGGTTCAGGCGGTTGTATGCCCAGGTTACAGGGTTCTTGATAAGCTCCAACATGTCGCCCTGAACCATCCGGAGACCTATGTGCTTGTCACCCAACACTCCCCAACTCTTTGGGGTCACCACAACCAGCGCGTCTTGCCAATCCCAATGGGCACCCTTCGCTCCCTGATCGCGGTTGATGACTGCATTTGTGATCCGGCAGATGCCGTACATCACCAACGCTCCGCGCAGAAGTGCCGCAAGCTGTTCGGTGTGGAGTGGTGGGGGTGTCTGTGTACTCTTGAACGGCTTGGACGCGACACGGGCCGCCAGACGTGGAATCTCGCCAAGGCCCTGAGCCGCAAACTGAATGCGGGCCTTTGTGAAGTCGGGGCTGAAAAGCAGCAGATGCTCGATTGCCTGGTAGGTTTTGTTGTTCATCCGATTCAACTGCTCAAAGAACGCGGGGTCGAGTCCGCCGAACGCGGCGTTCGCCTGCTGTGCGGTCAGCAAGTGAATCTCGTCACGGGTCATGGTTGCGGCCTTGCCATCCTTGGCCCCTCCGAAACGCTCCATGTTCCTTGCGAAGGCGTGCTTATACATCTCCGCTTTCAGCCGCGGGATGTAGTCACGAAAGAGGTAGCGGTGATACGTGCCCATGCCGGGCAGAGTGCTCAGAACGCCCGTCGTGTCGATGTTCAGAAGATTCAATCCATGGGCCACGC